CAGCACTACATGCTGAAGTTGCAGTTTCAGGTGTGATTGTAATTAAATCGACATCCATTTTGTTAAGTTTTTCTTGGACCGTAAAGCCCTGTAGTTTTGTTTGTGCCATGTTAACCTCCTACCCTAAGCTCTGGCTGAGCGTGAATGGGTTTGTTTTAAGTTAAGTGTGAATTGCTTGCCATTATTCTAGGTCCTGCAACTCTACTATTTTCGTGTTTTTCTAACATTTTTTTAAATTTTCTCATGTAATATTCATGACCTTCTACGTCTCTTGCATCTTCTAAAAATCTTGCTTTTACATACCATACTAATGCTTTTGATAAATAAGGATTAACATCTATTACATCATTTTCATCATTTAAAACATCTACCGCATAATACAGTTTAGGTGTTTTTTCAAAATCTGTCCAAGCAGCTTCACTTCCACTATATTTAGTATGTAAAGTTATTTTATTGTTAGTACCAGTATTGCTAGATATTGCTTTTATTTTATGTAAACCATTAAATTTACCAGCATTTTTTAAGACTATATATTTATCAGCAGATAAAGCATAAGCTGTAGTATAATTAATATATGCACTACTATTATCAGCAATACTTAAAAATCCATCAGTAGATTGATATTGTGTTAAATTTTCATCAACATCATTTGTTGTTTCAATAAAATATTTAGGAGTATAAGCATATTGTATTTCTAAACCATCTGTTACTGAAGTTATTGGAGATTCAAACATACCTCTATGCAAATTAGGCCCATAATCTTTTGTAGTAACATCATTATCAAAACTACTTGATTTTTCAACTATAGAAATTTTACTACCTTTTATATAATATCCATATTCATATGAAGGAGGACTGTTAGTCCAAGTTCCACCAGCTGTTTCGCAAGTTGACTTACTTGAATAACCATCTAAACTACAATATCCCATTAAACACCATCCTTATCTGTAATTAAAGGTTCATTAATTAATCGAGGAATTTTTCTATATTCACCTTTATTATTTCTATAATTTTTACATCTTACTTCTAAAATTTTTAAAGCATCTTTTGGAAAATTATAAAATCTTTGGCCTTGTGTTATGTCAAACCTTTCTGTTGTAACATGAGTTTCTGCTAACATATTAATTTCTTCTAATCCATCTATTACATAAGCAATCAATCTACCTGTAGGTGATTCATTTTCTTCCATTGCTAATCGTTCTCTAAGTTCTTTAACTTTCATATTAACCTACATCATCCATTAGTGCCGCTACTTTTACAAGAACAGCGTTAGAAGTATCAGCAGTAGGTATTCCATTAGTTACAGTTACACTAACTGCTCCTATTGTATTAATAGTTGTAGAAGGCATTTTAAGAATAACCATTTCTCCTGCAGCTATAAATATACCACCTACTGTATTGTATGCAACTGTAGTATTAGTAGGTAAAATAACTATACCATCAGATGTTACTGTAGAGCCATCAGAAGTTCCTGTATTTTTTATTGCAATCCATTTAGCTACATCTCCAGTAGCCATTGCAACTCCATCTCCCATATAATCATTTGCTGTAGTCATTAAAGCAGCAGTAGTAGTTACTGATTTGCTTGAAAAAACCCATTTATGACTACCTGTTGCTGTGTAAGATGTTTTAAAATTATAATCACCTCTCATTGCAGCCCTAATTTCTTCTTCAAACAAAGAAGCGCTTAATGTTGCTGTAGCATCATTTGCCATTATCTTCTTCTCCTCTCATTTTGATTTTCTTCAGGCTGTTCTTGTCTAGGCATAACTTGTCCAAAGAATGCTAAATATTGTTGAACTAAAGCTTGGTATCTTTCAGTGTACCATTGGTATCTTTGTGTCCATGCTTGTAAATGAGCTCCAAATTTAGCTATATCTTGTTGGTATTTTTCTATTTTTCTTTGGTACTGTGCAATATCACCTTGCATTTTAGATTCAGCACCTTTTAATCTTTTTTGTAATTCATTATCATACTCTTTAAGTTGAGTATTAATTTTATTCTGTTCATCTTTACTCCTAGCATTAAATTCAGATATTTGTTGTGTAATCTTACTAATAGCTGGAGTTACTAATTCTGTATCTTCTACATTAAAATATGTATCTACTTTAGGATAATCTAAAACTATTGCAGGAGGATTATATGTTGGTAAAGTAGGCATAGTAATATCATTATAAATTATAGCAGGTGCATCAGGTGCAGATATGTCATTACCTATCATGCTATTTATATTATTATGTATATTATTCATAGTAGCTGTTAAAACTTGAGCAGATGCATGCTTTACAGCTAAATGTAAATACTTATTAGGAAAAGCATCTGTATTTTCAACAGTAGTAGTTGAAGTAGTTGCACTACCTCCACTTTGTGTAATACAAGAAGGAACATATGTTACTCTACCAAAATTTTCTCCAGATGCAGGAGCTGGTTTTATATATACTTTTTCTTTTTCCCAAAAATAACAAGGATTATGAACGCTTCTAAAATGTAAACTATTTGTATCAGTTACTTTATGCTTCATAACAGGAGGAATTTCAACACATGGTATGTCAGCTAAATCAGCGCTACCATCTTCTCTTGTTACAGCAACAATAAAAATAGCTTCTTCTACATCTACTCCACTGTCATTATTAACAGTAACAACTTTAGAAAATTGAGGAATATCTTGAGGTACTGCTCTAATCAATCTAATTCTAGTTTCTTGAATAGCGTCTTCAATAAAATCTACTGTTTCACCAGCAGAAGGAGAAGGGTCAGTTCCAAGAGTAACTCCTGTTAATCCTTCTATTTTTTCTTTCCAAGTTGACATCTAA